ACAAGAACCTTTTCTTCTTTTACAAGGAAGGGTCTGTAGTTTACCGTCTCTCCAGTTGATGGCAACTCAAGTTCATAAGACGGTGTAGAAATCTTTGGTAAGGGCATAATAACCTATAGAGTTTTTCAGTGTGATTATTTATTGTTAGAAAACGAAGTCTGAAACAACATCAGCAACATCTCTAACTGCTGGGGGTAAGAATTGTCTAGTATTAGCAAGAACCTGTTCAGCAATACTAAGGATACCTTGGTTTCCTCCAATAGCACTTGTTCCACCGATTCTTTGCTGCCTATCAATATAGTATCTCATGTAAGTCATGGATACTGTACATTTTAAAAGATTAGAAGAGTCATAAGATACCGGGATAGAGTTAATACTAATGGGATATGCTTTTACAAATCCATATGTCAGTGAAGTAGCAGGTCGCCCTCTACTAATTGCTTCCTGCCTAGAAGAAGCAGCAGGAGAACTTCTTTCAAACTTAATGATCTTCAGACCATCAACAGCATAGTCATCTCTATACTTTGCTCTATAGAAAGAAGAAGAGTCTCTGGTGTCACCATCATCAAATCCAACAATCCAATCTATCCATGCCTCAAAAAATCTGATAGGCATATAATTTGCATCATCAACATAAAATGTAAAGTCAAGTCTCTCATCAAAGATTCTTCTATATGCATGCCTCTCAGTCACACCAGTGTGATCATTATTGAGTTCTAATGTAGCAATATTGGAACCCGGTAAAGACACTTCACTACACATTATATTAATTTGGTCTTGTTCATATAAGACACCAAATTTTTGTAGTTGTTCGGATCCACCTTGAGTTCCTCCTGCTTTGAAGGGACTATCCATTGCAATCTCAAAGTGAGATGTTAATGCTGGGCGGAGCAGAGTTCTTTTTAGATCTGCTACATTCTTTGCAGAAGCCATTTATAAATAATTTTTGACCTTATATATTATGTATGGGAGAAAGTATCAAGAGTAAATATCAACCTTCATATCCTAAAAAATATAAGGGTGATTCTAGCAATATTATTTGCAGAAGCAGTTGGGAAAGAAAATTTTGTCGATGGTGTGATCTTAATGAAAGTATTTTGGAGTGGGGTAGTGAGGAATTTTGGATTCCATACCTGTCACCTGTAGACAATAGAGTTCATCGATATTTTCCTGACTTTATTATAAAGGTAAAAGAGAGTTCTGGTCAAGTCAAAACATATGTGGTCGAAGTAAAACCCAAAAAACAAACAAGACCGCCAAAGAAACCAAAGAGACAAACCAAATCATACATTTATGAGTGCAAAACTTATGCGGTCAACCAAGCAAAATGGAAAGCAGCAACTGAGTTTTGTAAAGATCATCTGATAGAATTTAAAGTAATCACCGAAGAAGAATTAGGAATCAAATGAATCGTTTCGAGGATAATCAAATTAATAACGAAACGAATAACCCAGATGTGATGATGACGGAGATTAAGAATCTTCTGAGTGATACTGTCGCACCAATTCCTGATGTTGGAATGCTCTGCACATTTGAATATAATGCAAAGACACCAAATATATCTTTTGATCAATATCCATTGGTCGCAGTAACAGGTATTTTCCCTTGGGGATTTCGTGGACTTAACTTTCACTGGGGAGAAGCTCGTCAATATACTTGGGGAGAAATGGTAAGTCAAGTTTATATCGTGCAACAAAATGAACTAGATGACTTGCTTGCAATTCCATATGCAAAAATCATAACTAAATAAATAAAAACCTTTGTCTAATGGCAGCAGGACAGACAGCAACAAGCAAAATTGGAACAGTAAAGATTGGTTCTGGTACTAGTGCCAAGAAAAAGTTCATTGCCACAAAGGTGACTCAGAGTGCAGACACAAAAGGCGATCCAACTTTTACGAAAGAAATTATAAGATACATCAACGCTAAGGGAGAGAGTGGCGTCACAATTGGCACACAGAATCCAGGAGAGACCTTGATATCTCCATCTTCCGATGCAGACTCCAATGATAAAATAGGTTTAGGAAAAGGTGGTGCTTTTATAAAACTATCCATAATTCAAATGGAATCTATTAAGGATAGTTTTGGATTAGATGGTAGTGGAAAAGATTTGTATAACTCTGCCAATGGTAAATCTGGACAAGCATTGGTAAGTGCTGAACCAGAAAAAGATTCTAGAGCATCTGGTGGAGCATCACCTTGGATTAGAAGGTCTTTGCCAAGTCAAGGATCATCTGGTGCTGGGAATGGTCCTCAAACTAGAGTAGATTTTCCTAAAGATTTAAAATATCCAGTTGATATTGGAAATACATCACAGGATGTAATTAAATTTGATATGTTAAAGTATGAACCTAAAAAAACACCAGGAGGTGGTGTTGGTTTTGGTGATAGGTCTGCTACTGATGGCAGAATTATTGGAACATGTTTCCTACCAATTCCAGCAGGTATTCAAGATCAATCATCGGTTAGTTTTGAAGATAACACACTAAACGCACTGCAGGCAGCTGCTGCTGTATCTGCAATGAAAGGACTAACAGAAACTCCTGGAGCTGGATTTCAAGAGGCAGGTAGACAACTTTCGGCAATGGCTAATGATCCTGGTGCTAAAGAAGCTCTTGCTGCTTTTTTTACTGAGCAAGCACTTAGTGTTTCTGGTCTCATAACAAGATCTACTGGGCAGATTTTAAATCCAAACATGGAGTTGCTATTCAAAGGTCCAACACTGAGAACATTTAATTTTGCATTTACAATGTCTGCTCGCAATCAGGATGAGGGTGATGAGATTATTAGAATACTTCGTTTCTTTAAACAAGGTTCAGCAGTTCAAAAATCCGATTCTAATCTGTTCCTAAAATCACCGCATACGTTTAAACTTAAGTATCTGCACAGGGGAAAAGGTGGTGAGGAAAATAAAGCTATAGGAAAAGTAAAAGAATGTTTCTGTACTAGTGTGCAGGTTGGATATACACCTCATGGTCAGTATGCAACTTTCCCTGACGGAAGAATGGCATCCTACTCTTTAACCTTAGGATTTAAAGAACTTGAGCCAGTCTTTAATAGTGATTACATTGATGATAGTGATCAATCAATAGGTTTCTAAGATGTCAAATTACTTTAGTCGTTTACCAGATTTTGAATATGTAAGCAGACTTCCAGATGCGAAGATCTCTGATTATATTCGCGTTAAGAATTTATTTAAGAAAGGAGTATTGAGAGAGGATATCTTTCAAGACTTAGCATTCTTCACTAAGTATGATATCAGAGGAAATGATAGACCTGATAATGTTTCTTTTGATGTGTATGGGAGATCTGACTTGGATTGGTTAGTTCTAACTGCGAATAACATTATTAATGTTCAAACAGAATGGCCAATGTCTCAAGCAGACTTTGATCGATATCTATTAGATAAGTATGGGACATATGAAAAAATGAATGCCACTCACCATCACGAGACTATAGAGATTAAGAATACTGATGGGGTGACTATTGTTGCTGCTGGATTAAGAGTGGAGTCTGATTTCTCTGTAAATTATTTTGATCATAAACTACAGCAAGTTGTTACTGCAAATTCTATTACAACAGAAGTAACTAACTATCAGTATGAAGAAAAACTAGAGAACGAAAAGAGACATATATTCATTCTTAAACCATTCTATCTAAATGTTGTGCTTGATGATTTAGAAGAAATGATGATATACGAAAAGGGTTCCACTCAGTATCAGAGTGAAACCCTTAAGCGTGCTGATAATATCAGACTTTACGGTTAATTATTCTTCTGCCAGTTTCTGGAAGTAAGATAGAGCATCATCTTCATCTGAGTCGGCAGACTTGGTTGGAGTGATGTCTGGTGCATTGAAGTCTGCTGCAGGAGCTCTGCTAGACTCAAAGTTTGGAGTGAAAGAACCGCGACCTTCACTTTCATCTTCCAGTTCTTCATCCACAGGACGACGGGAAGACTTCTTACCCAGAACCAACTGTAGACGATTGTCCAGTTGCTCATAGGTCTTGAACTGATCTGATGCTACCAGGGCAGCAAGAGAATATTGCTTCTTCCAGATGGTCTCCAGGGCATCATCATCATCTAGAAGAGGAGTGACGTTACCAAACTCAGAAGCATCATAGTTCCAATAACCATCTTTCTTCTTCAGTTTCAGTTTGAAGTTAGCACCACCCCAGAAGTCAAAGGGATTGATTGGAGTCTCATCCTCAAACTCAGGTTGCATTGCTTCCATGATCTTATCAAAGATCTTCTTACCAAACTTGTAAAGGAAGACTTTACCTTCATTTTGTGGGTTTGCTTTGTCCTGCACAACATAGATGTTGGCATAGTAGGACAACTTACGCTTTTGCTTACGAACAGTGTCCTTATCAGAATCGAGACCGCTGTTCCACAATTCGCGATTATATTCTGACAGGGGATCCTTCTGACCCAAAGTGGTCAGGGAATTTTCAATGTACCATCCACCAGGACCTTGGAAGGCGTGGGAGTACATCTTTGCCCAGGGAAGTTCTTCTCCCTCAGGGGCAGGAAGGAAACGGATAACTGCATATCCATTACCGGTTTTATCCATTTCTGGTTTCCAGAGACGGTCATCACCACCACCGGAAGTATTGTTCATCTTCTCAACTTCTTTTACCAATTTAGAAGTAAGAGATCCCAGAGAGGATTGCTTTTTAAGGTCTGAAAAAGACATAGGATTACCTTGGATTAATTAGATTTGGCTTGTGTGTACCTTGTTATTCTACAGGTCAGAACCCCTAGAGTCAACCTGTTTTTTCATAATATCAAGCATAGAATTCATGTTGTTAAACACAACATTCATATCAACACTAGGAGGAAGTCCCATTTCGCGAGCAGAACTTAGCATATCATGCCTCATCTGTTTTGCTTCTGGGTCATCAGATAAACTCAGACGAGTCCATATGATCTGTTGCTTTTCAATCAGTTTCTCTAGGAGACTGATATGATGCAGTTTGTCCTCATTGGACATGGCAGGGAATTGAAACACACTAGAATAAACTTCTTCCTGAAGTTCTTGTACTTCAGCAAGTTCAGCACGAACGACTTCTGATTCAAAGAAACTCATGTTACCCTACTACAACCTCCTTAAGAATTTTTTTATAACGCGGTACATCAATATTTAGGAATGGAGAATACTTTTTCATTCTCATGCTGACGGTTTCCCACACTGGATCTGATAATTTATCATTCCAATCTTTTCTAAAACCAAGTATTCTATCAAGAATAACAAGAGTTTCAATTGATATATCATCTCTTAGATATGATTTTAAAATATCTGGATGACGAGAACCATCCATAGAAAACATAGCATCAAAATTATTATCAGAAAAGATTTTTTCAACCTCCTCTTTAAACATGTATGACATTGACTGAGTTCTCTTCTTCCATGAAGTGTATCTACCTTCACCTTCGCGTATCATCTCTCCTATCCAAAGTTTACTTGGATCAGTACAGGTAATAAAGTTAGATACAAAGAACTCTACAACTTCTTTATCATCTTTTCCCCTGGCAAGTTTTTCAAACCAGAATCTGTCTTTTCGTTTGTAGAATGATTGAACAGTTGCTCGACTTTTACCGCAATACTTATGATAGTCATATTTTTCTTTCGTGAAGTGATTCTTCAACGAAAGATACTGCTTATAGGCATCAAAGGGCATCATCAAAAAAGTAATATGGAAGATTTTTGCCGGAAAATTTTTTCCGATAAAAATGAAATCAAAGGGGTAATTTGGCGCGAGAACTTCGCTTTAAGAAATTAAGTTCCATTGCCTCATATTTAATCTTTTCCTTCAACGGTTTTGAGATTAGTTTAGGAACAGATTCTAAATCAATACTATTTTTATCACAGAAGAAAATTATAGCATCAATGTAAGTCATATTGGTTTCTCCATGCACAAGGGTCTCGATCTCTTGTGCGAAACGAGCAGGGCAGAAGAATTTACTTTCTAATACTTTTTCTAGTTCATTCTCCATTCTTTGTCCCAGTATTGTGATGTACAAATTCTTTAATATAACGAACTAGAAGTTTAATATAGTCCCCTTTGTTTCTTTTGTCAAATACTTTAACCTCACCACCAGGAGTAACCATGATGGTGATGAGTTTTTTAACAGGGATACTAGTAAGTTCGTAATAAGCAGAAGCGTAGAACATTTCTTGTACGAAATAGTTCTCCAACCACTTTTCAGGTTTGATTTTTTCAGATGTCTTGAAATCGATGACTGCCAGTTCTCCTTCGTACTCTGCAATGCAGTCAACTCTACCCGCTAGACCAAGGTACTCGGAGTATAGAGTCCTCTCTATAGCGTGTACATTATTTATCTTATCTAGATATGGCTTTGCATGATGAAACATAAACTTGGTCAGAGGTCTAAACTCATCCCAGTTTATTTCTTTGTTCAACATATAAAGTTCTGTTGCTGAGTGAAAATCAGTTCCACGAGCAGTTGCTTTCTTGGTGATACGATTTGCTTCCTCAATACCAACTCGCTTACGCCAGTCAACAAAGATCTGTCGGTTATAGAAAGAAGTTACAGAAGTAATAGAAGGCACCCAGTCTCCATTAGGAAGATTATAGAGACGGATGCCGTTTGTTTCTTTCTTGTTTAATTCAAGTTCACCGAGATAATTATGATGAATAAAACTCATTTCACATAGTTTCCATTTTAGCAAGCAGGTATTCCTTCACAAGTCCAGAGCGAACGATATCGTCAACTCCAAATTCAATAATATCAATAGAGGGCATGATACGCAAAATTTTCATGAAGTCTGCAATACCAGTTCTCTCAGCGGATTTAACAAGGTCAGTCTGGGTAGCATCACCGCAGAACATGATCTTACTATTTTCACCTACACGAGTGATTATACTATCAAGTTCGTGATAATTCAAGTTCTGGAATTCATCTACAATGATGACAGCATTATCAAGAGTGGTTCCGCGAATGAATGAAGTAGACCAGAATGAGATAGTTCCTTGTGTTTTAAGATTGCCATAGAGCATCTCAAAGTCTGCATCTGTAGGCATCTCAAACATAAACTTTACCATGTTCTTATATGGAATCTGGTAAAGAGATGATTTATCCTCATGATCTCCAGGCAAGAATCCAATCTCTCTAGTAGCAACAAGAGATCTTACAAGATAAATTTTTTCATACGGTGTTTTCTCATCCAACACATCTTTCAATGCATTATAGAGAGTGATAAAAGTTTTACCTGTTCCTGCACAACCATATGCTACGACATTTTGATTGTTCTCGTAGCAGCGGAACAGTTCTTTTTGATTATCTGTTAATGGTTCAATGGACCTCATTAGGTCCTTGTTGATTGGTTTCTTTCTTTTCATATGCTTGTTGCTCATTCCGAATGGAACGATTGGTGTAGGAGACTTCTTTTTTGCAGGCATAGACGGTAGAAATCAGATAGGGCGGACGTTGGAACCAGGCATCTTCGATGCCCTGTGTAGGACATCGTTCCAGCCGGGGTGAGATTTTTTGAGTTTGTCATAAACCTCTCCAACCTCACCACAACCGGCGACACCTGCTCTCCAATCCTTATCCCATCCTGGGTTCTCGTCTCTCCACTTAGCGTACTCGCTCATCGTCATGGAGAGTTCTTTCTTCTCTTTCGTCTCTAAGTTAATAACAGGGTATAGTGGCATAAACCTCAAGTATTAGTGTAAATATTTATGAAACCCATTCCATTGCCTCAGCAACGGCAGGAAACTGTTCACAAAAAATCTTCTTAGCACCAAGGGCAATGTCCATATGCTCTTTCTGTGTTCCGTTTGCAGAACGCAAATCGATATAATGGATCCATGACCTCACTGAGCCCGTCATGTAAATTTTTGTGGGCACGGCGAGCGGAAGCACAAAACGAGCACACTCCTTTGCAATCGATGCATCAAGCATTTGCTTATAGAGTTTCATTCCTTCTTCAAAGTGTCGCTGCATTTTGATCTGAAACTCTTGACGAATGAAAGGATCGATATCATCAATCGAATTCTGACGATTCTTAGTGTCTTGTCTACGTAGTTCTGGAAGTGGAATTTCCTCTGCCAATAAAGAGGAATCAGCATAGCGTTGTGAAAATTCTTGATATGTAAATGACCTATGCCGAAGCACTTGAGCTGCCACTCCCCTGGTAGTATTGATCTCCAGGGTCATATATGCCTGCTCAAAGATACTCCAGTGTTGATGCTT